TCGCCCTCACGATACCCGTCAGGGAGCCATGCCTGAATCTGTTGTAAGCCAATTTGATTTGCTCTGTCGTAAGGAATCATTCGTCCGCCTCTCTGTTCACTACAATCTTGATGCCTTCCATTTTATTATGAATTATCGTCTCCCGGCTCCACCCTGTCTTTTTGTGGCAGTCAGCAATGGACCCATACCGGCAGAGAAACCGGTGGTCCAGACTATAAACTTGGACCGACATCGAATGCCCATTACGGTGTAGACCATCTGGTAATGGCGTTCTTGTATGCCGCTGTATACGTACCCAACAAGGGCAAAGCGCCGGATCACCGTCCATCAAAAACTTTTCCATTGATCAGGTACACCTCTTCGGACATCTTAACCCAGAGGCCCGACTTGGTCAACAAAAATCTGTAGATTTGTATAGCTTGTACGAGAAAGGCCTTTTTTTGTACGAGATTTGTATAAGAAAGAATAATATAATTATATATAATATATATATATAATATAATATATATATATATATATACCTCTTATACAAGCTATACAACGGTTTTAAAACCATATTCCCATTTAACAGCTTTTCACTACGGATATTGTAATCTTCATACGTTCTTCACAGTGTTTATACCTCTCTCTATATGTATATGTTTTTTTAAAATCCTTGTATAAGGGTGAAAAACGGCTTTAACTCTTTTAACAGTAAAGAATTACTTATACAAAAAGGTCTGCTTTTTGGGTTTGTATATCTTGTATAAGGAGGCTAATTCTATATATTGCAGATAATTAGCATTTTGTATAAGGTTTTGGCTTGACATTTTGGCCCTTTGGGGGTAATCTCGAATCGAGAGGTGAACGAGAACATGGCCAACGAGCAAAACCTTAAAAAGTTTTCATCGACATACCAGCCGAAAAACCCAGGGCCAAAGAAATCACGCCTCCGCTCTTTCATCAAAGAGAACGACCTCGGCACCCGAGACATAACTGTTATCTCCCGCCTGCTGGTTGACCTCCCGCTGGAGAAAATCGCTGAACTGGCGCGGGACAAAACCAAACCGATCCTGCTGACCAATGCGGCTGCCGCTCTGCTGAAAGACATCCAGCGCGGGAAGACCGACACTGTCCAGTGGCTTATTGACCGCGGGTTCGGGCAGGCGAAGCAGGTGGTGGAGAATGTCAATCTGGATTTCGACCCGGCGGCTATCGACCCGGTGACGCGGGACAAGATGCTTCGCGAACTGGTAAAGGAGTTTGACCTTGAAGACTATCGAGATAAAGTGCAAGGGAGCGACGACGCTGCCGGTGGATGTTCTTCTGGAGTTTCAGGGGAAACTGAAAAAGATATCCAAGAAAAATCTTGATGCGCTGAAAAAGCGGATCGTCGAAGACGGGTTCATAAGCCCGTTTTTTGTTTGGGATGATTCCGGTGATTACAGAATTTTGGACGGGCATGGAAGACTCTTCGCCCTCTGCTCTCTCCGCGAAGAGGGATACGACCTGCCCATGTTCCCTGTTGTATTTGTCGATGCGAAAGATGAAGCGGAGGCTCGGGCGCGGCTGTTGTCTATCACTTCGCAGTATGGGGAGTTCGACACCGAGACCCTTGGCGAGTGGCTGGCGGAGTTGGATGCCAGTATCGCGGAGACTCTGCGGATTGTTGATGGTGAGATAAAGATAGCGATAGCCCAACCGGCAGAGACTATCGGGGATGATGATGTCCCGGATGTTGAGGAAACAGCTGTTTCAGTTTTTGGTGAAATATACGAGTTGGGTACACATCGGTTGCTGTGTGGGGACTCGGCTGACAGATCACAACTCGAATGGCTTCTCGATGGAGACAAAGCCAATCTTGTTTTTACTGACCCGCCTTATGGCGTCTCGATACAAAAGAAGAATGAGTTCTTGAACACCTTCCAGCCTTCTGAAAGGTGTTCAACAGGAATCGAGGATGACGAACTTTCTCCTGCGGATCTCAAAGAGAAACTCCTTCCTGTTTTCAAAAACATTCGAGAGTTTGTTATGGCAGAAGATTGTTCTGTTTTTGTGACAGCACCGCAAGGAGGAGAGCTCGGTATGATGATGATGATGATGAAAGAATCTGGTCTCACTCCTCGCCACGTTTTGATTTGGAAGAAAAACGCTCCGACGTTCTCCATGGGAAGGCTCGATTATGATTATCAACACGAGCCAATTCTTTTGACATGGGGGAAGAGGCACAAGAGGCCCATGAAGGGAAAGCATAAAACGTCTATTTGGGAAATCGACAAACCAAGAGAATCGAAAATGCACCCGACGATGAAACCGGTAGAGCTTGTTGAAAACGCTTTGCTTAACAATTCAGATCCGGGAGACATCTCTTTTGATGCCTACACAGGTTCCGGGACTACTTTAATCGCATCGGCCAGGACGGGGCGCGTTTTTCGCGGGTTGGAAATATCACCGCATTATTGTGACGTAATCCGCCGTCGATGGGCAACATGGGCAAAAGAGAACGGGCATGAGGTAGGGAGCGGAGGGCTTGATTGACAAGCCTTTCGGCGATTGATAAAGCGGTTCTATTAAAATACCAAACCAAAAAAGAACAGGTCGGACCACGCTTCGCGGACTGGCGTAACCCTGCCCCCTACAAGGTATGTACCGGAGGAAGGGGAGCGGGTTGTAAATCCTGGTCGATCGCCTCCCTCCTCGTCCAGAAACTCAATTACGGGACATTCCGCTGGTTCTGCGGCCGTGAAATCCAGAAGACCCTCGAAGAGTCCAGCTTCGCCCTGATATGGGACACGATCCAGCGGCTCGGCTATCGGGACTGGGAAGCTATTCCGTCACGATCCAGGATCGAGAACCACCGGACAGGCAGTTATTTCTATTTTGCCGGCTTGAAAGACCTCCGGGCTGCCAAGGGCCTGAAGGGACTGGAGAACTATGACGGCGCATGGGTCGATGAAGCCGAAGACATCCCGACTGAGACATGGGACGTGTTGATCCCGACCTTTCGCAAGGCCGGGTCAGAGCTTTGGGTCTCTTTCAACCGGAACCGGGAAATGGACCCGGCATACAAGATGTTTTTCGTCAACCCGCCTCCCGGAACCATGGCTATGGAACTACGGCCCGGGCGGCTCGATAATCCGTGGTTTCCGGAAAAGCTTCTCGAGAAGATGGAGCATGATTACGCCACGCGGCCAGATATCGCGGAGCATATATGGGGCGGTAAGCCGAAAGCCCAGGGAGACAATTGTGTTTTCACGCGGTCGGCTATCCGGGCGGCGATGAACCGGAAGGTGGTAGTGGAAGGTGGCCTCTCTTGCGGTGTTGATGTGGCTCGGTTTGGAGTGGACCGGTCTGTTGTCTGTCTTCGGCAAGGGATGAAAGTCTTGACTCTGCAATCCGTGAACGGGTATGACACCATCCAGGTGGCCGATCTTGTCGAAACGGCGATAAGCAAGAACATAACAATCCCGATAAAAATAGATGTTGGTTACAATCCCGGAGTCGCTGATCTTTTGAAACATCGCGGGTACAAAATAATCCAGATCAATTTCGGAGGGAAACCAACGCAACCAGACAAGTACGATAATCTGGCAACCGAAATGTGGTTCGAGTTTCCTATTGACGAAGCCGAAATCCCCAACGATGAAGACCTTATGGACGAACTGTCGGAAAGAAAGTATGATTACGACAAGAACGATATCAAGCGCATTGAGTCGAAAGACAAACTGAAAGAGCGCCTGGGCCGTTCCCCTGACTGTGCGGAGGCTGTCCTTTTGAGCTTCTACACCGGCAAAACGATAGAATACGACGAAGAGACACGGCGGGCGCTCCTCGCCAGGAGGAACAGATAATGGCGTCACTGTTTGACTGGTTCAAAAAGAAAACATCGACAGATAATCCGGTAAAGGTTCCTCGAAAGACAGGGGTTACCCGCGACTTCACTGAATCCCTTCAGGTCAACCGCGACCTGACGAAAGGGCTGTATTTCGGGGATTACCCCGGGCTGAAGCTGGCCTCGGCTCTGGCCGCTGCACCGATCAAGATCCCGGTTTACTTCCAGGGTTTCCCGACGGCGAAAACCACACAGGACGACCTCGACGAGATCCTTTCCGATATCATTGACCGGTTCAACGTCCAGATTCAGCAGGCTCACATCGAGTCACAACGGGAGGGGACAATCTGGGTCTGGCCGAAATGGGACGCCGTGCGCGCCCGGCTTTATTGGGAATTTATCCCTGACCAGTATGTCACGGATATCATCCGGGATCTGGAAACCGGAGAGCCGATCCAGATTATCGTTCAGGAAGCGCTTGTCGTCTCTACAGGGTTCGGTCTGACCAGTACGGTCACACGGACACGGATATTCACCGCGCAATCGGTCGAGGTGAAATACTCAGGGCAGGTTCCGGCCGGACTGAAGAGCAAATCACAGCGTAACCCAATAGGGACGCTTCCGATCCCGCTGGCTCATGAACCTGACGGGGACGAACTGAGAGGTCATTCGGTTTACGGGAGAGTCCTTTCCGACCTAAAAGGCTACCATGACACCGATCTGGCCATGACTGACAATCTGTCAAAGTTTAAAACAAAATTACTGGCTGGGGTTTCATCCCCTGACGACTTCGCTGTCGCCCAGGGATACAATAATGCCGCAGACCTGTTTACCAATTTCGATCTCTGGTCGGTTGATATGATCCTCTACCTACAGGGTAAAGAAACGGCACCGTCCTTGCTCACGGCTCCGGTCGGCTCGATCCAAGCCTACACCGAAGCCCTGAAAATCAAGTTTCGCAAAATCATCGAGGGTTCCGGGATTCCGGAAATCGCATGGGGACTCAAAACTGAGGGGAACCTGGCCTCAGTAGAGGAAAATATGGCTGCTCTCATGATGTACGTCAAGGGCCTCCAGCGCGAAGTGACCGGCCCATGGGAAAAGATTTTCACCGCCTCCCTCAAACTGACCCTGATTGCTACCATGGGTGGAGTCAGGGACTTTGAAATCCGGATCACCTGGAACGATCTTGACGCCATGAGTGACAAAACGAAGGCCGAGGTATTCCGAAATTTCTGTGAGGGGCTTTCCAAGATCATGAGCACCGCGTCCGGGACCAAAGCCCAGCTCTACCGGCTTTGGAAGCTGAATTATCCGAACGTTACCGAGGAAGAGTTTGAAGAGTTCTCCGAAGAGATCAACAAGATGGGGATTTTCAAGGTGATCACTTCGGCTTCCGATCCGATGCTGGCGCGGGATGCCATGGGTATTGATGACGCAAGCTGAATACCGAAGCCTCTACAAAAAGGCCCGGAGCCAATTCCCAAGAATCCAAGCCTCAGTCTCGAAAGAGATCCGGTCCGTATACCTCCAGGCTGCAGATGACGCCGCCGCAATAGTCAGACAGACCACAGAGGCCGGGCTGTCAGAATTGACCTCCGGGTCATGGCGGGCCATTGAGGAACAGCTCCGCGCCTCGGCGTCGGCCATCTCCACGGCCACCGATAACGGTATCAAGACCGCAATCAACGAGAGCTATTGGGGCACGGTTCAACGTCCAGGGTACGGGAGGATCGATACCGCGTTCCTGTTGGCCGCCGCGCCGGAGGGCCTTTTCTCCGCCAATCGGCTGACAGAAATAGCCGTCGGGGTGAACAACCGCCTGATCGAGGCGCTGGCGACCAGGGTCTTGACCGATGGGTACAAGCTTTCTGACCGGATCTGGGGTGCCTCTGGACTCGGTGCCAACTACACCGCAGACATAACCAACCTGATCAACGCCGGTATCGCTCAGGGCCGGGATGTTGTGGATATCGCCAAAGATATTGAGCTTTACGTCTCCAAAGGGCGGGAGGCTGTTTTCACGCCTGGCCGGTACGGGAAACTTGAGCCAGGGACAGCGGAATACAAGGCGCGGATACACAAGACCACTGACTACCGGGCGCTCCAGTTGGTTCGATCGGAGCTTTACGCCTCCATGCAAACGGCGGGAGTATGGCAGGCGCAAATCAACCCGGCCTGTACCGGAATGGTAGACTGGCTTCTTTCGGCGGCTCATATTGATTGGGGGTGTGACTGTGAGGCCACTGCCCGCGCAGGCCCATACGAGATACTGAAAGTTCCAGCCTACAGACACACAAACTGCATGTGCCGCACTGTCCCCGTTCTCCGCAACGGAACCGATTTCGTCAACGATCTGGCCACATGGGCCAACGGCGGAAACGTCCCATATCTGGAAAAATGGTACAACGAAATTTACCTCGGATTCACATCGTCTTGACGGAAATCTCTTTTTATCTCCATAATCTCTTCATGAGGGGTCACGAATGGCAAAGAAAATAACCCTGAGCGGATATGTCGGCGGAGAATTGACCGAGACAATCCTCCGCGAACAGCTCCCGACGGACGATAGTCCGGTGGAATTCACTCTTTCCTCTATGGGTGGATATGTCTCTGAGGGAATCGTGATTCATAACATGATCCGAGAGTACAAAGGCGAAAAGAGCATCGTCCTTTCCGGAATTGTGGCTTCCATCGCCTCGTATATTTCCATGGCAGTCCCCAAAAAAGACCGGTATGTTTACGACAATACTGTCTTCATGATCCACAACGCGATGGGCGGGAACTTCGGGGACCACCGGGTCATGGCCGAAGAGTCGGCACTACTCCGCAAGATGGACAACCTGATTGCCTCGGCCTACGCCGCCGAATCAGGCAAGACGAAAGAGGAGATACTCGACCTTATGGGGGTCGGTTCTGACAATAAAGGCTCCTGGTTCTTCGGTCAGGAAATAATTGATGCCGGGTTTGCCGATAACTTGATCGAGTCAGGGGAGACGCTGGAGAAGGACGGAGCCGTTGCCGTAGCAGTCAACGGGATGCGCAACATGAGCATCGACACAAAAAAAATCCTTGAGGATTACCGGGCCGTGGCCAAAATCCTTGAGTCACAACTCCCGGAACCGGCTCCGAAGCCTGAACCGGTACAACCCAAAAAGGACAAACCTATGGAGAAAACCGAACTGCTTGCCGAGTGCAAGAAACAGGGCGTGACTCTTGACGAAGTCGCTCAGGCCATCGGGGCCAAAGACCTCGATATGCTGAACTCCGTCAAACAGGTCGCCGGTGATGATCCGGTCAAAGCGTTCAACGATCTGAAAGACCGGGAACGGAAAGTTTTCCTTACCGAAAACTTCGGCCCGGAGAAGTACGAGAACGGAACGGAAAATACCCTCCGCGCTTATGCTTCAAAAGTGCTGGTCGAGATGACCAATGAGGCTATCGAAGCCTTCAAAAAGGATCCCGTTGCCGTTCAGTTGGCCGGGGCAAAAGCAGACGTTGACTCTCACGTCAACCAGATCGGCAAGACCGACAAACAGGGTGCTGATACCGGCGCGGCTGTTGTAGTCGATTATTAAGGGGTGACCAATGGCAACAGTTTACATTGAGTCCGAAGATATTGCGCATCTCAGGATGTATAACGATACCGGCGCGGATCTCGTACAGTACGAGTTTACCGTCATCGGTGAGATTTCTGGCGTAGCCGACGAGGCTATCGCTTCCACCGCTACCGGCTCTTTCCATGTGGAAGAGGGGATCGTGATCCAGGCTACTAATCTGGTAACCGCGGAGAGCACCTTCGCCACTCCCAACCAGGCGGTTTATTTCAACCCGGCCGACGGCAAGTTTTCTGACACTGAAATCGCCGGGTATTACCTTGTCGGCCAGCTCACCCAGGTAAAGAACTCTGCCGGGCTGATCAAGTTCACCAAGTTCTACAACGCGACGCTGATCGTCGGGACCTAAGGAGGAACCCTATGGTTAAAGTAATCAACA